TGCAGGTCCAGCGGCCGCCGGCCCAATGCTTCGAGCCTGACCACTTTCCCCTATGGTTAAGTGTTTCGACCATGGCCGCGATCTGTAGATTTGCCGGCCATTTGTGCATTTCGGTTGCCCTTAGCTTTGCGGCAAATTCCCTGGGCTTCGGGTGCCAGGTCTTGAGCCAGTCGAGCATCATCCATGTGGCGCCGTCGGTTAGGGCGTCATTAAATTGGAACATTCCGAAATAGCCGTTAGCCCGGTTCGTGCTGCGCGGGTTCGAGTGACTTTCGCGTTCGGCCACGCATTCGACGTACCTCACTTGATCTTGAGGGACAACGTATGTGGGGCCTGCGAGGAGTGCCGCAGCTGCGACGGCCGCCACAATCACACGGCCTCAATGATCGTGACGGTAGACGATACGCGGGTGCGGGTGATTGCTTCCACACTGTCGCGGTTTACTCGCCTTTGGCCCCCGGGCGTCTTGTGCCCTTCGATTATGCCTTTGTCTACGTACTGTCTAACGGTTTCCCGAGTGACGCCCAATATTCGGGCAGCCTCACCGGGCTTTATCAGTTCGCTCATCGTTTCCCCTTTCGGGTCAGACATTAGCGTTGTCTGCGCAATTTGCGCTTTTTATTTCTTCGGCGTGTTGAGAATCGGCAAGGGGTAGGTCTGGGCATTGTTCTCGCCCTTAGTAGAGAAGCTCACGTGGATATGGTGCATGTGCCCGTAGCCCGAGCCGCGCCATTTCCACATCGAGGTCGGGTAGGTGCCCGAGGCGATCTGATCGTTGAAGACCACGTACTTGATGCGGTTAGCGCCTGGTATGCCCGAGGCTGCGTAGGCGACGATCTGGTTAGCAAGTCTTTGGGCTGCGCCCGGATCCTTGGGATCGAGGTCTTTGTCGATGTCCAGGGCGTGGACTAGGCCTCGAGCGTCGGGGTTGTGGTCTGACTGTCGGCCGGCGTGTGCCTTATCGCCGATCCAGCCGTCTGAGCGCTTGTCACGCTTGGGCCAGCGTTTGTTGACCTGATTGCGGAGGGTGACGCCTCCAGCGACTAGACGGGCCACTACTCCCCCTCGATCTCTAGCTCGGGCATCGTGGCCGTGTCGTCGACGTGCGGCCTCGAGTTCTTCCCGTAGCGGTAGTCGTCACGGTTGAGGGCGTTCATTAGGACGGGGATACCTGCGGCCCCTAGGGCCACGATGAGGGGGTGAACGTTGGAGGTGGCAAGCCATGAGCCTAATGCCCCGAGGAGGGCTCCTGCGAGGCTCTTAGCGACCGTACCTTCCCAAGTAACCGCTAGCCATTTACCCATGACTTACCACCTGTCCTAGAGCCGACTTGCGAGGTCGTCGAGTTTCGCCGCTATATCGGCCAGGCTGTTCCCGCCATTGCGGTAGCCGGGCTGAATGGTCTTTGTGTAGCGCTCGATCTCTTGCCGGACGACTGACCGAATGAGCCAGAAAAGGCCAGCAAGGATCGCCGCGAGAATGGTTATCACGCCGACCGCTACGCCGACGACATCTGTCCACTGCATAGGCCAAATTAACGATTCTTGAGACGCTCAAGCACGATTGCCCGAGCGCGTTCCGTCGAGGTCGACGCCTTGGGCGCGGCTTTCTTGGCTGTGCGCTTTTTGGGCTCCTCAATGGGCTCAAGTACCTCGATGATTTCCTCGGCCTGCTGCTCGCTCACGGTGTCTCCTCGGTGGTCGGGGTGCTGAAGTTGGTTCCGTCCCATAAGTCGCCGAGTCCTGCGTACTTGCCTCGGAAGCCGTTTGAGGCAGCATTAAACGAAGTCTGGACCCATTCGACGCCCTGGCCGAAAGTCTCATTTAAAAAGGCGATGCCAATGGCCTCGGACTCTATGCCAGCCTCATCCCACAAAACTTCGTTTTTGACGACGATTACTTCCCGGACGATTCCGTCCTCGATACGTGCGAAATGTGCCATGAGTTTCCTTATCCGATTGAGATGATGACGACGCCCGAGCCACCTGAACCTGCTGCGGCGTTCTGGCTACCGCCACCGCCGCCGCCAGAATTACTTGTGCCCGAAGTGGCAGTTACACCGTCAGACCCAGCACCACCCCCACCAGTTCCACCTGCACCCGCGGAAGTTCCACCACCGCCGCCGCCACCGGCCCTAGTAACGGCACTACCAGTTATGGATGAACTGGAGCCGTTGCCTCCAGCGCCTCCTGTGGTGCCGCTGCCAGCCGACCCAACGGCCCCAGCGCCACCACCTCCACCAGCCGCATTGGAGCCAGATCCGGGACCGGCTCCGCCCGCATTACCCATGCCAGGAGTGGCTGTACCGCCCGCGCCAGTTTGTGCGCCTCCACCGCCAGATCCACCATAAAATCCAGGGCCGCCAGATCCGAGGCTGGATGTTCCGCCAGTGCCACCACCAACGGCTGCATAAGGACCGACGATAGAGGCTGCCCCTACGCGCCCAATGCGGTCACTAGCGCCAGTACCAGTGGTTCCGCCCGAGCCTCCAGCAGCGACGGTGACCGTGTTTGAGCCCGCTGGCAGGAAAGCCGACGTCACAGAAAGGTATCCACCTGCGCCGCCGCCGCCACCAAAAGACGACCCACCGCCACCGCCACCGATGACGAGGATGTCGCAGGTGCCGCCCGATCCGCCGATCGTGATTGTGCCGCTGCCGTTATACACATAGACAGTCTTAGAACCTACGGTCGTGATGGTCGGTGATCCGGTAGTGCTGCTGACCGTTGCCTTAGCACTACCTCCCCCGAAAGGGAGCGACCACCAGACGGCCGCAGCGCTGTCGTAAGTGAGGGTGAGGCCCGAGTATTGGGCCGTGATCGAGGTTGTCGTGCCCGTAACTGTGCCGCCGGTAAAGGTGACGGCCCCTGTATTGACGCTGAAGACGCTTAGTTGCATCCCGTTTACGAGGCTGGTCGAGGGCAACGTGATAACGGTCGCGCTTGCCGAGTTCATGGCGATCGTCGTGCCAGCCAGAATATCGGCCACGGTGACGGTGTAGGACGCGGTTTTCTTCGACATCGAGCCCGAGGCCACGACATCGACTCGGTTAGCGAGGGCCAGGGAGGCCGTGGGGTAGTCGGCTACGAGATCCGTCGAAAGGACGTAGGTCGAGCCTCCTGTAGTGGTTGCCATGCTGTGCCCTTCCTAGGCTGCTATTAGGTCGTCGGCGGTAACTACGTTGTACCAGATAATGGTCGGATCTACGTCGCCCCATTGTAGCGTCGGGTCGACCTCTCCCCAGGTAACCGTCTGGTACGAATATCTGGGGTCTGAGATAGATAGCGTCAGGATGTGCTGCCCGGGCGTATAAGTCTCGGACCAGCCCTCGACCAGGCCTAGGAACTGCTCGAAGGGGGCAGGTTGCGGCAGGTCATTAACTAGGACGCTCGAGCCCGAGATGAGCGCGAGAACCTGATCGCGCTCGGGGACTGTCAACTGGTCGACGTAAATCGAGATATTGCCCAGATTCCACAATGGATAGGCCTGGGCTAGGAGGATCGCGTTCGCTCGGCTGATCGCGTCCGCATTGGCTTTCAGACCTGTTTCGAGGGTCAAGGCTCGGCGTCCGTACGTGGCGATCGAGGTCGCGTCCGTCGCCTGGTGATATGACGGGTTGCTGCCATGGCTGACTGTGGCGTCGTTGATGATGGAGACCTGGTTCTGGGTCCAGGCGGGCGTAAAGATGACGCCATTGCTGGGCAGGCTGATTGCAGCTGTAGTCGAGGGGTAAGAATCCCAACTAGCCTCGGCCTCGGCCCAGGTGTTTATCTGGGCTCCCCAGGCTCCCGGGAAAGCGGTCGAGCCGCGATTGCCGTAGGACTCGAATACGACGTAACCCTCGGGGGTGTCGAAGTAGGTTCCGCCTGACCATTCGGCGAGGGCCTGGAGGCCGTCTAGGCACGTCTGGGGCTGCGCGTTTCCGGCCGATACGTGATAGAGCTCGAGGGTAGTTGTGCCGCCGTTCAGGTAGGTCTCGCCCGAATCCGTCAGGATTTCCTCGGCCCTCGAGTAGACAGTCTCCGAAGAATAGCCAGACGCGCCGGTAATCCTCGAGCCCAAGTTAGAGAGGTTACCGATACAGGTAATCGTGGTGATCGCGGTCGGCGGGGTCGAGGATAGATGCGTGATGGCTAGGTCTGTGACTTCGCCGGTGAACCTGCGGAAGCCGTAGGTAGTGATATCGACGGTAGCGGCCAGGTCAATGGAGACGCCTTCCGAGCCTCTGAGGGCGATGACGGCGGTCGAGGCCTCGGGCTGCGACTTAATGTCATTACGGCCGTGTGTGACGGAGATTTGGTATTCGACATCGGCTAGGTCGAGGCTGACGCCTCCGATAATGATGTGCGTTACTGGGCTGGTCATTGCAGGACTGCCTGCCCGGTGCGGCCGAGGCGCTGATCTGAGTCGTTAATGGCTCGCTGAATTGCTTGGGCGATTGCTGTGCCGTTGAGGAATGGGCTTCCCGCGATCAAGTTAGCTTGTGAGGCTCCTGCTACTGGTGTTCCTGCCATGACCGCTGTTGCTCCGCCTTGAGCAAAGTTCGCGGCTGCGAGGGCGGCACGAATTTCTTCGACCATTGCCTCCGAAAGGGTCTTTCCCATCTGCTGACCCATTTGGGCAAGCAGCGCGCTGGATTCCTCGAGTTCGGCCTGCATGGTCATGAGGTAGCCCGCGGCTGATTGCACACCAGCGACCAGCATCGGCGGCACCATCTCGGCCGCCGTCGTCTCGGCCATGTGCTGGACGTCGACCAACTTGGACTGAAGAGTGGGGATAAGGCCCTGGTCAATGATCTCCTTGGCAAGTTTGTTGCCAGCTTCGGGGCCGAGGGCGGCCACAGCATCACGGAGTTCCGGACCGCCCTCGGAGTTCAGTTGCTTCAGGTAGTTGCCAAATATGCCCGCCTCAGTGATCTGCTTATTGAATCCGTCCAGGAGGCTTTGCCCTGTCTTCTCGCCTTCCGAGTTAAACATGGCCTCAAACGCTGTACCGAGGTTGATCTCTGACGTGATATTGCCAGCCATGCCAGAGATGAAGTCGTTCATCTTGTTGCGGGCGTCTTCGAGAGCCTTGCCTGCGTCGCTGACCTTGCCCGTGAGTTCCTTAACGAGGTCGATCTGGGCCCGCAGCCTTGGGTTCATTACCTGAATTGCCTTGGCCGCGCCGCTCGAGGATCTGCTTGACTTTTCTTCGGACTCAGCTCGAGCCTCAGCGGCGTCGGCGGCCTTGAGTGTTGCGGCCGTAACTCGGTTGAGTAAATCCTCTGCACGCGACGGGTTAAATCCACCTGACGGGTTCACTGCTTTATTAAAATCGGAGAGTTT